TATACAATTACTACGCAAGGTACTGCAACATCTACAGTAGCTGCTGGCGGTGGATCTGCAATTGTTGTATATCCACAAAATGGTACACGTGGCTGGGGTACTGCAGCTGCAACATCAGCAGGTAGCGCAGCATCACAATTAAGATTGTGGACTCAGGATAACTATGGCGCTGATTTGGCTATTGCACCACGGGGCGGTCCTATTTATTATTGGCAAGATTCTGGTACGGTAAGTGCACGAGCTGTATCATTGTCTTCATTAGCTACATTAAATGGCAATAATCCAGTTTTTGTGCCAACACAAACATTTCAAGTATTAAGCTCTTCCATTCAACAGTTTTTAATTGCTATGGGATCTAATTCTTATAATGGCGGAACGCTTTCTACTGTATTTAATCCAATGTTGGTACGTTGGTCAGATCAGGCAAATCCTACGCAATGGGTTCCATCGGTAACAAATCAATCTGGTGAGTTTGCTTTAACAAATGGGTCATATATCATGACTTCACAAGCAACTCGTCAAGAAAACTTAATATGGACAGATTCTTGTTTATATTCAATGCAATATATTGGCTATCCTTATGTATTTAGTTTTCAAGTATTGATGGATAACATCTCTATCCTTTCTCCAAACTCAGCAGTTACAGTATCTAACGTAACTTACTGGATAGGAAAAGGAAAGTTTTACATGTATGCAGGTACTGTGCAGACGTTGCCTTGCTCATTACGTCAATATATTTTTGATGATATTAATTTAACTCAAGCATTCCAAATATTTGCTGGCGCTAATGAGGCATTTAATGAAGTTTGGTGGTTCTATGTCAGCAATGAAAGTGCAGATAATACAGTTGATAAATATGTCATTTATAATTATCTAGACAAAGTATGGTCTTATGGTACGATGGCTAGAACAGCATGGCTGCAATATGGTATTCAGCCACAGCCAGTTGCAGCTGACTATAACAACCGTTTACTTTATCATGAGGTAGGAACCGATGATGTATCAACAGCTTCACCGCAACCTATTGTTTCATATGTACAATCTTCGGACTTTGGCATTGAAGCTGGAGACCACTTGGGATTCGTATGGCGTATGCTTCCTGACGTTAATTTTAATGGATCTACAGTAAACCAACCTTCAGTTACCATGACATTGTATGGCCGCCAAAACTCTGGTGCTGCTTATGTGCCATCAGACATTGATACTGTGACAAGTGCTAATAACTATCAGACATTATCTGAATACACAATTGAACAATATACGGGCCAGGTTTATACCAGACTTCGTGGAAGACAAATGGCATTCCAAATTAAATCTACTGGCTTAGGTGTAGCATGGCAATTAGGTACGCCACGTATTGATTTGAAACCAGCAGGTAGACGATGAGCGTTAATTACACCGTACTTAACACTATTGCACCAAATTTGCCAATAGCACAGCAAGAGTATTCTGCAGAGTATGAAGCTATGCTTTTAAATGCATTACGTTTATATTTTAATCAGATAGATAACTTTACACAAAACGTAACAAAGCCAGCGCATGGCACAACAGCAAATCGCCCTACAGTTAACTTGGCAATTGGAACTACTTATTTTGATACAACATTAGGCATTCCTATTTGGTACAAAGGTACTGTATGGGTAAATTCTAGTGGCGCAACGGTATAAAAACCTTTAATATGTCATACATTGACAGGATGTTTAAATTATGAGCCTACAACTAGCAGCACAACATTTACAATCTCATGGCCGTGGAGAAGATAATCAGTTAGTTCATATGACTACTGGTGAGCTAGATGCGCTTCAAAAGTTAGCTCAAGCTCATGGTGGCTCATTAACGCTTAATCCACATACAGGTCTTCCTGAAGCTGGCTTTTTAAGTTCTATTCTTCCAACGGTTGCAGGTATTGGTCTTGGAATTGCTACAGGAGATCCATTTCTAGCTGCCGCTATCGTTGGTGGTGCTGACTATGCAATGACAGGCAGTCTTGGCCAAGGCTTAATGGCTGGCCTCGGTGCGTGGAGCGGTGCTAATCTAGCTGGTGATATTGGCAAAGCTGCCACTACAGCTGCTACAACGGATGCATCTCAAACGGGTAATGCAGTAATGGCCGCAACCAATGCCACAATTCCTACGACTGCTGGCATGGCTGGAACTGGGAATATGATTGATACTACAATGGGTGGTATTGTTGGGTCTGGTCAAGCATTAGGTGCTGAGGCAGCTCAAGCTGGCCTTACTCCAGGGGAATATCTAGCTGCTAATCCTGGCATTGCAAATGCTGGCGCTACTGCTGCTGGTCAAGCTGCTGCTGTACCAGGTACTACATTCTTTGGTAATAACCCGCTTAATCCAACTGGCTGGGATACATTTAAAAGTGGGTTTGGTAATGTTACTCAAGACTGGTCGCATTTTAAAGACTTTGTTGGCGCTAATAAAATGGATGTGCTTGGAACAGCTTTGCCAGTTGTTGGTGCGGCTGCTAAAGCAATGCAGCCAGGATTGCCAAATGCACAACCTCAACAATATAACAACCCAGCTGGGTTCCAAAGAATCTCTAAAGATTTCCATGGTCAATTCCCAACGCCTCCAGAGCATCCATATCAAGCACAATATCCAAATTATGTAACCAATCCATATAATCCATCTAATTTTACTGTAGCTGCTAATGGTGGATTAATGGCAGTAGATCATATGAAATCTGGCGGAATGAGTGGATCAGATATTTATGATGCATTTAATGCGCAAAATGTTAAAAATGCTCAACAAGGTAAAGCTATGTATGATGCCATTGTTGAAAATGCTAAAGAAAGTAATGCGCAACCTTTTGATCCAGGTTATGAAAAAGCTTATGAGGGGATGAATCCATATCAACGTGCGCATGCTATGGTAGCTAATATGCATAAAAATGCATTTATGCCAGGGAAACCACAGACACAAGAAATGAATGGATTAGGTTCTATTGCTACAGATCCGTCTATGGTTGCACAAGCTCAAATTGCACAACAGGTACAACACCCAACAGATGCTAAAGAAGGCGGGTTGATGGCATATTCGCATGGTGGTGGAGTTAATTATTCAATGGGGGGCATTGGATCACTTGGATCTTTTTCTGATGGTGGCCAGCTTCTCCGTGGGCCAGGGGATGGTGTAAGTGATTCTATTCCAGCATCTATTGGTAACAAACAGCCAGCAAGACTTGCAGAAGGTGAATTTGTAGTTCCAGCACGTATTGTATCTGAGTTAGGCAATGGCTCAACTGATGCAGGTGCTAAACGTTTATATGCAATGATGGATCGCATCAAAGCTAAACGTGCTAAAACAAAAAACATTGCAGCAGATACTAAAGCGTATAAATATTTGCCAGCATGATAGCTTACGAAGACGTTAATGGTGTAGATTTTATTGATGAGTTTATGCAAGTTCTTCCTGCTCATTACGATGAGCTATGCGTAACCAAACAATTCCCATTTGACCCAGACTGGGATATGTATAAAAACATGGCTAATGCTGGTATGTTGCGGACAATTACAGTTCGTAATGATGGTGAATTGATTGGCTATATTGCATTTTTCATTCAACCTCATCCCCATTACAAGTCTTGTAAAACGGCATATGAAGATGTTTACTTTATTAAAAAAGAATATCGTAAGGGCAGAATTGGAATTAAGTTATTTCAATATGCTGAAATGGCATTAAAAAGAATTGGTGTGAATCGTATTATTGTTCATACCAAAATTCATTTGGATAATTCAAGATTGTTAGAATACTTGGGTTACGAACATACAGATAAGCTGTTTACAAAGGTACTATAATATGAGATATAACCATTTTGACATGTTGCCTGAAAGGGCTTTCCAGCCAATTGGGAAGCGGATGACACTTGAAGGTGGTTGCTGCGCTCCAGCCCAACCTACAACAACTACAACCAATACTTCAAACATATCTCCATTTATGGAGCCATATGTAACGAACATGTTGAATGCGGCACAGGCGCAAATATATCAACCTAATGGCTCTACATTTAAGGCTTACACTCCATATAGCACTAATGCTGCCAACTATGTAGCTGGATTTTCACCGCTACAAAATCAAGCGCAATCTGCAGCTGCTAACTTAACAATGCCTGGCCAATATGGTGCTGCTACAACAGCCACTCAAGGCGCAATGAATCAATTGGCAAATGCATCATATAACCCACAAACTGGTGGTTATATGTCAACAGCTGCTCCATCATTGTCTAATTTTACAATGAACAATCCAGGAAATGTAACTGGAGCTACTGCTAATGCTGCACAAACTGGTGCTGCTCCTATGGCACAAGCTGCTGGACTTGGTGCTGTTCCAACATTTGGCGGGACAAGTTTTAACGGGCCAGCAAATGTATCATCTTCTAATGTTAATGCCCCTAATTTAAGTATGTACCAAATGGGTGGTGTTAATGCAGTTGCTGCTCCAGGAATGCAAACTG